ACATGGTCAAGCTCTTGGCTTTTCGTCAGCAGATTAGTCCTAGCCCCTTCTATAAGGACGCCCTTATCTGTTCTGCGGAGTTCGCCTGAGGCAAACGGGACAAGCACGCCCCCACTTGTTTGCGCATAGCCTGTCGAAGCGCGGGTAAAGGTCCAGTTGGGAGTCGCAGACAGCGGCCCGCGGTCTTTCCCGCTGAACCTCGACCTGTTGGTAATAAAATCCCACGCATGCGTTGCGCTACCCGCAAGCAGTACGTCTGCAAACGGCAATGAAGGCGGAATCCGCCTAACGCCTATGAAGCGAGAACTGGCGCGGTATCGCGGCACGCGCCTTCACCACGTCGTAATAAGGACAGCGCCAGAAGCGTCGGACGCCCAGATCCCCGTCACGCCGCCCCGCACCCAGTTCGGGTGCGGCGTCTCAAAATAGTCGTTCGGCTGCAGAGCCACCGAGTAATTCGTAGCGCTCGCCGTGCCGATGCCTTCCAGCAGATAGAGAATGGCGGTCGAGGTGTTGGTGAACGACGCGCCGTTAAGCGTCGCCGCAACGGACGCTGTGATCAGCGTCGTGCTGACGTTGGTATCGTTGACGCTGGTAACGGCCATCGTGATCTGCCCTTACTTCTTGCGGGTCTTGGCGCGCTCAGCGTGAGCGGCAACAGCGGCGGCTTCTTCGGGGTCGCCCTCGTCAATGACCGTGCCTTCAGGCAGCGGCTCAGGACCGGCTTCCACGACCTCAAAGTGATTGTTGCGAGCAAGCTTTTCTTGCTGCCATTGGGGCAGATGCGAGACGTCCACCACCTCAGCGGCGCGGTCGAAGTAAGGACCAACGAAGGTCACGCCATAAGCCTGGATCACTGGAGTGGTCGCAGCGATGCCGGCGGCGCGTTCGTTCGGGTCTCCGAGGTAGCGAAGTTTCATGTCTGCTCCATTGATGGGCAGGGCGCGAGCCTTAGCCCGCGCCCTGCCCTTTCGTTGTTAGCCAACCGCCAGAGTGCGATCGACGACGTAGAAGACAACCATCGTCACGTAGCCAGTGTGGCCGGCGTTGCCGGCGGCGTTGGCTTCGATCTGAATGACCGTTTCCTTGGTGAAGCGCGGCAGACGGCCCGCCGCGGTCGTGAAGTTGAACGGGTAAAGAAGACCCGCCGCGATGGACAAATTGCCCGCCGCGAACGCATCGCCCGTCAGCACGCCCAGATTGCCGAGGCCATCCGGGTCAGCCTCATCCCACGTGCCAGAACCGCCATTGGCGGCCCAGCCGATGTCCATGTCGAGCGTTTCAGTGCCGGTGTCGATGTCGGCGCCGTAAAGGTAGCCGCCAAGGATCACCGCACCGGCCGGAACGCGGCACATTTCGAAGATGTCGCCATCTTCGACCGCTGCGGCGATGTTGTACTCGCCCCAGGCAGCCGCGACTTGACCGCTGAGCAGCGGGTCAAAGACCGGGAAGTCCGCCGCTGCGCGAGCGGCTGTGAGAGTTTCAGCAGTCATTGCTCATGCCCCTCTTAGCTGTCAGCCGCCGCCGCCACGTAAGCCGTGACGAGACCGTGCTGCTTGCCGTTGTAGAAGACCTTCTTCACGCCAGAGAATTCCTTGGCGCCGAGGCCGCTGATCGAACCGTAATCGTCCTCATCGGAGATCGGCGTCATGTCCATGCCGAGGGCATAGGCAATCGCTTGCTGACCGCAGAGGAACATCGGTTGCACGTCAGTCGTGCCGCCATTGCCCGCATTGGTGAGCACCGGGATTTCCGGGATTTCCTTGATGATGAGGCCGTCATACAGCATCTCGCCGCCCGTGAAGATCGGGTTGTCAGCCACAACGCGCGGACGCGCATCGCGGTTGGCCGCCAAGATCGTGGAGTCGAGTTGCAGGTCGCGGAACGAACGCGTGCCGCAGAAGACCACGTAGTATTCATCGCCGCCTTCAACACGCAGCGGACGGATGCGCGGGTTCGCCTGCTTAGCCATGCGCTTAGCCATAGTCAGGATCGAAGCGCGCGCCGTATCGTTGGTGGTGTCGCAGTTGGCGAGAGACGCTGAGTGGTCGTTTGACGAGTTGTTCGAACGCGCGGCACCGAAGAGCACGCGATCGGCGTTGGCGGCCAGCCAGCCATCAAGGATGGTTTCGCTTGCCGACGTGACCGAATTGCCTTCGATGTTGACGTTCGCACCCGAACGGTTCGCCGCCAGGATGGACGGACCAGCCGATTCCTGGGTGATGAGACCGTAAAACGAGTTTGCGCCGGCGGAGGTCGAGTTACGAACCGAGAGCAGCGCATTGATAATGCGCGCACGCATGTAGTTCGCAAACCAATCCTTCACCTGGGCTTTGGCGGTGTCGTAAAGGTCGAACGCGGTGAACTTGCCATCACGCTCATGGACGGCGACCGCTTGGCGGATGAGATCGACCGAGACTTGCTCGTTGTAGATCTGCATTGCCTCTTCGTTGCCCTTCAAGGTGCCGGCGCCGACGACCGGTTGGTTCGTCAGTTGCGGCGTGAAAGGAACGTTGATGGTCTGCCCGCCATTGACGAGCTCGCGGCGGGCAACGATGACGTTGGCGCCGGACTTCGACATGTACGGTTTGAATCCGCTATCGCGGAGGTATTCGCGGTAAATGTCCCCTGCCCACTTTTGCACATACTGGGCGCTCGGGACTGTGGTGGTAGCCATTGGGCCTCACTCCGTCACGATGGAATCGCTTGATCGAAAGCCGAGCGCGCTTCGCCGCCTGTTGGAGCGACAGCTCCGATGACAGCAGCGAGCGGTTCCGGCCGGTGGCGTTGTGGTGAGGGAGAGGCGAATGTGCCGTCTGGGTTGCGCGGACGCTCTGGCGTTGCGGGTTGCGCTGGTTGAGCCGGTTGCGGTTGGCCGCCGCCGTGCTCTGCTTCCCACTTGGCCCGTTCGGCCGCGACCGCTTCAGCGATGCGAGCCTCAAGCGGCTTTTCCTTGATGAGCTTGAGAGCGCTTTCGGCTTCGCGCGCCGCTTTTGCCTGCTCAAACTTCTCGAAGAACCAGCCGTAAGGGTCAGCCTGGCGCATGGCGATGGCGTGCGCTTGATCGGGCGCGGCGTTGATGAACTGTTCAAGCTCACCAAATTTCTCCGCGCCGATGTGGCGAACGAGCATCGTCTTCGACAGTTGTTCAAGCTGTTGTTGGTGCTGCTCGCGCAGCGGTCCAACAGCCTCTTGAACGGCCCTTTGCTGCAGCGTCAGCAGCGACGCCTTGAAGCCATCGGGATCGTCCAGCGGGTGCGGGACGTCCACGGTGGCCTTCGCCTCTTCCTGCTTGCGCAAGAATGCAGCGAGCTGGCGTTCTGCCGCCAATGCGCGTTGCTCCGCGGCGCTCAGCTTCGTGCCGAGTTCGTCCCGCGTGCGGAGCAGAACTGGCAACGGAACTGTGTGCTCTGGCTTTTCAGCGCTTGGTGCAGCCTCAACCGGCGGCGTTTCAGCTACCGGCGGCGCGTCAGACGGAGCGGGATCGGGACTTGGTTCTGGTGACGTGATTGATTCTGCCGCCGGCGGCGTCTCTGCTACCGGAGCACTTTCAAACGCATCATCAAATGCGACCGCATCCTTTTCTTCGCTCATCCTTCACTCTTCCCTACCGGGCCTCTGACGTGAGACCTGACGACAACGCCCTTTCAAAACGGAGGCGGCCCGTTTGCCTCTGACGGGGGCAAGCCGAGTGCGCCCGGTGGTGATGCGGCGGCCATCGAAGCGGATTGGAAATCGAATGCGGGCGCTCCTCCCGCGCTCATCGCGAAGTTGCGCAATGCGAGCGCATCTCCAGCGTTGAGTTCAGTCATTGTGGCATTGACGGTTTCGGTGCGGGCTTGAGCGCGCGTGAGCTGCGCATCGGCTTGCACGCCTGGAAGCCCCGCCATGATCTCGGCGGTCTCGGCCTTGGTCTTGTTGGTCTGCGCGATGATCTGTTCGATCTTCTTGGCGACCTCTTCAAGCTTGGCTTTTTGCTCGGGGCTCGGGCCTTGCGGTTTGGCCGCCATCTTATCCAGCATGTCCAAAAGCTCGGACTTGTTGGGCAGCGACGACGCCGTGATGAGCATGCGCGCTGTGTCTGGGTTGGGCGGCCCGAGCACGCCAGATTGCGCAAGCTGCACCAAAGCTTCGTATTGCTCGGCTTGCAGCGTCGCCGCTTCCGGCGCCCGGTCGATGATGATGTCCATATCGAGATCGGCCAGCATCGGGCCGGTCTCTTGTGGCTCCTGGGGCGCGAGCGGATCACCAGGCGGGCCGCCATTGGCGCCTATCATCATGCGCGGGTCTTGCGGCTGGCCGTTCTGCTCCGGTTGATTGCCGTTGTCAGTGTTGACGACTGGCGCGCCGTTGACCGCGGCGAAGCGGGCCGCGTTCTTGTCGTCAGTGACGCGCACATACATCGGCGCGGTCCAGAATTGTTGGACGCGCGACCACATCGCCCGATAGCAGCGAAGCTCCCAATCGTGCAGGCGATCGAAAACCGGCCCGAGTTGGCCTAGGCCCGCTTGCTGGCGCGCGAGAATGGCGCGGCCCGATTGATTGCTTGGTCCCCTGCCCTGAAGCTCTGGGTTTGCGCCATCAAGATCGATGAAGCGCATCGCCTCTTGCATGGCGACGTCAAGCGCCATGGCGACGTCTAGGTTCTTTTCGACCTTGAAGCCGTTGATGTCGTGAACCGCGATCACGCCGTCAGGCTTGGAGACCTCGGCGCGAACGGCGTTGATGTCCTGATCTTCGAACGCGCCCGGCACGTAATAGAGCTGGTTCGTCGCAAGGTAGTGAAGCTTCTTGGAGAGGCGGAAGTTCACCTCGTCCTGAGTCGAGCGCATGCCGCGCACTTCGCCGTAGCGCCACAGATCCTTGGAGACGTGGATCGCGACAGCCTTGATCGGATGCGTCGGGCGCTCGCGGCCCCACTCGTCTTTCTCAAGGAAACGCGCCGGCTCGGTGAAGAGCTTGCCCGCGCCCGTGAACACACAGCGGAACCAGCCCTTAGCCGGATCTAGGTGCCACATATCGATGACGAAGACGCGCCGGCGCTTTTGATCGCAGAAGAGATTGGCCGGGCGGTCTTCGAAGTCGAATTCGCCTGCGCCATCGGAGCCTGCGCCATTGGCTGTGTTGTCGATAGTCTCGATGATCTCTTCACGGCGCGCGACCTCGCGCTCGTAAGCCTTCTGGATTTCTTGGACTTGCGCCTGCCATGCGACGAGCACTTGCTGGGCCATCTGCGCCCATTGCATCTGCATGGCTGGGTCTAATGGCTGCGGCGGGATCGGCGGCTGCGGCGGCAGTTGCGGCTTTGGAATTTCCGGTCCCGCATAGGTTGCCTTGGCGACGTCAGCATCCAGCCACTTGGCGACGCCGAGATAGCGCGCGTCGGAGAAGTCAAATTCCTTGGAGCGCGGATCGAAGAAGAAATCCTTCCACGCGATCGGCGTAACCGGGACGTGATCCTTGGCCCCGCCAATATCGACGGCGCAATAGCCGATCTTCACCGCCTCAAGCGTCTTTTCGCTCTTGGTGTTTTCCCAGCGGGTGCGCTCTTTGACAAAGCGCAGGCAGTCGGTGGCGATCTCGGCCGCCTTCTGATCCTTGGGGGTTCTGGGAAGCGCGCGCGGCTCTGAGCGCGAGCGCTGCTCAACACCGCAGATGCCGTTGACCTTCCGGCAAACGATGTTGCGCGTGACCGGCGGCTGATTGCGGAGCCCAAGCTTCTTAAGCTGCTCTTCGGTCCAATGGCCCCAGCCATTGCCCTTCACATCGCCGTCGTAATATTCCTCGTCCCGGATGTGCTGCGCGCGCGGCGAGGCATAGCCGTCAACGGCTTCCCTCCACCACGTCTTATAGCGCTCAAGGTCGAAGCCCTCATACTCGGGCTCAAGGTCGAAGCCCTCATACTCGGGCTCTTCGTCTTGTTCGGGCTCTTCTTCGGAGTATTGCACGCGCCGATTATTGATGGCGGGCGCGGTGTCGCGGGGTTAGGCCCACACTGAACGAAACAG